TGATTTCATCCGTTCAACTTCACCACGGGGCATTTTCCTGGTGTATTTGAGTGTGACATTCTTGTTCCCGATAGTGAATACAGTTGAGGACATTTTAATATTTACTTACAATAAAATGCTTGCTTTCATCATTCTCGGATTGATCGCTATTATCGTACTTCTTCAGACCACAAAGAAATCTTCCACTGGTGGGGGTGGATGGACTGTTTTCGGGACCATGGGGTGTGGATGGACTCGAAAGCAGTTGGACTATATGAAGAAGAATGGAAAGCCTCACACCTTCGTCGATTGTGACAAGGGTGGTTGTGGTGATATGGATGCTTTCCCAACCCTAAAGGGTCCTAACGGGGAGAAGATCGTTGGATACAGTGAGATCTGAAATTAAATGCCGCGGACAATCTGGAGAGAGAGGGCGAGGATGAACGCATCCAAAAGAGTGTTGATGGGCTTGAGCACACTGATGTGCTTCACGAGAGAGCGGTTCCATACGACACGAAGAAGGAAGGTGCTGATGAGAATGGACAGCACGAACACGAGAAACTCCATGAGGGCATCGGAGCGGGTCTTAGCCTTGGTTACTTCTTGAATCATTTATTACAAGTGGATATTTTTTTCTGGAGTCATTACAAATGAAGGATCTTCCTCTGAGTGGTTCCGAAAGTAAGTTCACCAATCGGAGATGGGGTTCTCAGAAGGGTATTGGGAATAACAATTGTTATGCCTATGCCGTTGGTGACTACGAAGCCTATAGGTGGCAAAAGTCTATCCCTGGTGATCGGTCTGGACTCTCAAATGGGAATCATTCCTATACCCACTGTACAGGTCTCCCCAAGCGCGTTGTTTCGGATAACCCCACGAGAGTGTACAAAACTGGGGCCAACGAGAAGTGTAAAAAGGGGTACTACAAAGTCATGATGTTTGTATCGCCTGGACGTCCTTCGAATTACATTCGTCAGGGGGATTTTCATTTCTACAAACAACACGGAGTTGTTGAATATAAAATCAAACCTGGGGATACAGTAGCATCTACAGCCAAGTTTTTCAAGGTTCCAGAATCTAGGGTAAAGCGAGCTGGACCATTTAAAGTAGGTAAGCGGATCGTCTTCAAGGCGAATGTATTCAGTCACAAGCGTGGGTGGGCAACTGGACCACTTCTGACTGATGCAAAAGGTAACACTATCAGGGATCCTCGTAAGGCTTCTAGGAACTATCCCGGTCTAAACTATGAAAGGTACTGCAGTTCATTCTGCGTCAAGAACACTGGAATCAAAGTCGGTAAGACTCACCCCAAGGTCCGCAAGAATACTGTCTAGATCGGGTTGATTTTCAACATCAAAGGTAATGTCAAAGAGGTCGAGTACGTCAAATATCGATTCATCATTCAAGGACACAGAGTTCGCCGTCGCTGTGTAATTGTTCTGAATCGTAACGACAATCTTAAATTGGGAAGCATCGAAAACTTTCCTACAAGTGGGGCATGTATTCTTACCTTGTTTCTTCCATTGTTCTAGACAGTGGGAATGAAACATGTGTCCACAACGAATCGGAGGATTTGTCCTCGTCGATTTGACTTCATTGAGACATATGGCACATGTCGACATTCTAGAATATGGGTTCAAAGTTTTTTCCATGATTTCGCTCACCTAGTAGATGTCGGGCATCTTGAGAAGGGGCTTGTCACAAGTGTTACAGTTCCCCTTCCCCTGCTGCTCCTGTACCTTGGTAAGGAGAGAGGGACCCTGGGTCTGAAGTAACTTACGGTACGAGTAGTTGTCCTCGAAAGTGATACCATTCTGCTTCATCACATAGTTGTTGAGAAGCTGGGCGGAAGAGTTCATGGTGAAACACCGACCATCGGCCATACCAAGTCGCTGAGACATTTTGTTAATATTACATCAGAAATTAATTTGTCTATTGGTGATCGTTTGCATCCAAGATTCAAAACCCTTCTCTCTGAGTTTTTCAATTAGGGGATCACACCTGTATCCTAAAAAGATGTCAAATAGATCCGTCTCTTCTGTTCTAGACACTCGAATGTCGGGTCGCTCATTTATGTGCTGGTTGATGATATTGTAGGCAAATGCAATTTCTTTGAGGGTCTCAGCTCCTGTGATGATAATCTTACCTGTGCTGAAGATACTACATGTAATCTCCTTCATGTCCTCAGCCGGCTTGAACTTGATTTTGACGGCTGAATACCTGTCTGGTTCGAAAGAAACTTTGAAGATGTCATCATACTCTTCGAACCAGTCAGCCACTTTAATAAGATTGATGTTGTAGTTGAGGCTAAAGTTGGAGTTGATCATCACCACACGAAAAGCATCGGTTGATACATTGATATCAAGATCCAAAAAAACTTTGAAGATGTAAATGAGTTGGGTGATGATGCGTTTGCAATCAAACAGGTCACAACATCCAGCAACCTGAATCGAACCATTTGGAAACACCTTCACTGACTTTGTACTATAAGTGTCATGATAGGTGAGGGTCACCTGGTTGTAAAATGTTGTCGGCTTCAACTTCCATTCAAATCCATCCGTCGTCGTTCCAGTGCGTTTGAGACGATACGACCCAACTCTCTCGAATGTTTCACGAAGTCTTTTAATATCAATCGTCTGAATAAAGCTTGATACCATCGTGATCGTGGTGATTTTAACCCATGAAGGGCGGGTCTCTTCGGGTAGGTTCTTCCGCATCTCTTCAAGTGTGAGGAGATATGAAAAACTGTTATTTGCGATTGATGAATACATTTTTGAACATAGATATTACATTTACAGAGGTTTACTTAGGTGTTTAAAGAAGACATTCGTCTCCCGAGTATATGACCTCTTTCCTTAAATCCGCCAAGGCTGTACATGATGTCGAGTCTGATCTTGCATACATAGAAATTCAGTATGATAAGGGCTATAAAACCTTCATGGACTACATCAATGCAGAACCCTTGGGGGATTGGTTGCATATTCAAAGTGAGGAAAGGGACATCCGTTATGATAAGTTCCTCGAAACGATGGTATCGAAAACACTCGAAGTACGGCAGAGACTTGCCGAGCTTGCACTCGATAATGTCCTCATGACTGATCAAGACGATCGTACATATATTCGCATCGCACACGCTGTCAAAATTCTTGATCCAACATTCCAACCACCCCGTGTAAACATGGAGAGTGCTTGGCAGATGGAGTTTATTAAAAAGTTCTGTAAAAAATCTTTACCTGAAGCCATTCAAACGTGTACGAATGTGTCTCGTCTCACCCACTTCTTCAATATCTTATGTGTATTACAGCTAACATAACCATGAAAATGATAAAGAATAAACCAATGTAAGATAACCGAGACTTCTTGGAGACTCCAACCTTAACCTTCTTCTTATCTTTACACAAAAATCCTGTATCGATATTGCGTCTAGGATGAACGTCCTTCAATATAATACAAGGTTCGGCCTCACTTTCACAGGCGTTCGTCTCACAAAATGCACTCTTTTTGTCAATAAAGGGGAACACACCTGGAACGACTTCCTGGAAATCATCAAAATCACCCGTCTGTCGAACGCCACCTGGAAGGGAGAAATCGTGTTGGACAAATGGATTGATATCATCGATGGCATCCTCGTCGTCGAGCATATGTTTACTCATCGTTATTAATACTACTTCAGATTATATTTTTTGTCGTGCATTTTGTACCGATGTTCTTCCCACATCTTATCTAGATCGACGTTTAACATATGTGCCAATTGAAAGAGGTAACTGAATACATCACCCATTTCCATCATGACATCTGTGCCCCTATCCTTTTTCAGATTCATCTTTTTGAACGTCTTCTTGTACTGTCGAATGGCAGATGCCAGCTCCCCAAACTCTTCTGTCAGGAGAAGCCATACTGTATCTACAGCAGCCCTATCCCAACCCTTCGATTTACACACCTTTTCCGTTTCATGTTTATAGTAGTTCAAACTCATTACTTATATTAGGATGGATTCCAATCTTTAATTGATTCCGATTTTATCATTGAAGTCAATCTTTTTGCCAACAGTACTGGTATTTATGGGTTGATCTATGAGTGTTCGGGTCGAGTCGATATCATTCGCGTACGCGATGTATTGGGATACACCAGTCTGAATTTGAGACAACGATCTCTCGATGACTTTAGTGTTCATGTATTTCACCTGTTCATTAATTTTGGTATAGTGATCACCCGCGTTGTTGATGAAGACCATACGCATGATCGCGTACATGTCATCTGGGTTCTGGTAATCTATGGCAATACCACTCCTGTTCTTAAAAGTCTGACGAACCCCACGCTGAATAAGATTCTTGTTGAAATCCGAAAAAAACAAGGTGTTCAATGGAGTTTCACACTGCTGGAGAGAATCAAGGTGGAGGTTATCACACATTTAATATATCCTCGGAAAAAAATTGTGTGTAAATAGTAAATGTTGAACATGGCTGGTTTCGATGAGGCGTATGCCAACAAGCCGAACAATGTCGAAGAAATTCCATGCAAACCCCCAGCCTGCTTCGTGGGTTCTTATCCTCCCGTGGCCAAGGCTGGTGAACAAGGTCCATTCTTCGTGAACACCTACCTTCTCCAACCTGACCGCAAGTTCGAGACCTTTGGAACCGTTTCAGTGAGGAGCAAAGATCTTGAGTGCAAGAAGTAAGTTAAAAATAAAATTAGAACTTTAGATATATGAGGGTCATTAAACGCTCAGGTCGTATTGAGGATATGAAATTTGACAACGTCACCAATAGGATCAAGAATTTAACGTATGGACTCTCTGAAAAGTGTGACTCCACTAAGGTTGCACAGCAGGTTTTCTCATCTCTGTATGACAACATCACGACCCAGGAAATTGATACACTCTCAGCCGAAATTTGTATTGGTATGATCACATCTGACCCTGATTATGAAACGTTGGCGACTCGCATTGTAGCCAGTAATATCCATAAAGTGTGTCCCAACAACTTTCATCTCGCGATGCGAAAGCTTCACAAGGCTGGCGTCGTCACTGATCAGGTTGTGGAAGTCGCTCAACAGGTAAAGGGTGTTATCGATACTGATAGAGACTTTGACTTTGGATACTTCGGTCTCAAGACACTCGAAAAGAGTTATCTCCAGAGAGTCGATGGTAAATTGGTCGAAACTCCTCAATATATGTTTATGCGTGTTTCTATTGGTATACACGGTGATGATATCAATTCGGTTATTGAAACATATGACATGATGTCCAGAGGCCTCTTCATCCACGCCACACCGACCCTTTTCAATTCTGGTACACCTCGACCCCAAATGTCTTCGTGTTTCCTGATCGCCAACAAGGGTGATTCCATTGATGGTATCTATGGAACCCTCACCGAGTGTGCACAAATCAGTAAATGGGCCGGTGGTATTGGAATGCACATCCATGATATCCGTGCAAACAAGTCCCGTATTCGCGGTACGAATGGTCAATCCGATGGTATCATCCCGATGCTTCGCGTCTTCAACGCGACGGCGCGCTACGTGAACCAAGCTGGCCGTCGTAAGGGGTCCATCGCTGTATACATCGAACCCTGGCACGCTGATATTATGGATTTCCTCGAACTTCGTCTCAACCAAGGTGATGAAGAGGCTCGTTGCCGTGATCTCTTCTCAGCTCTTTGGATCCCAGATCTCTTCATGAAGAGGGTCGAAGAAGGTGGGAATTGGTCTCTCTTCTGTCCCGACAAAGCCCCGGGTCTCTCTGATGTCTATGGGAAGGAGTTCGAAGAACTATACCTGAAGTATGAAGAAGATGGGCGAGCTAACTCGACCGTACCAGCAGCTGAGGTGTGGAAAGCGATTCTCAAGTCTCAATCTGAGACTGGTACACCATACATGCTCTACAAGGATGCTTGTAACTCGAAGTCGAACCAGAAGAATCTCGGTGTGATTAAGAGTTCCAACTTGTGTACCGAAATCATTGAGTACACCGATAAGGATGAGACAAGTGTTTGCAACCTGGCGTCCATCGCTCTTCCCAAATATGTCAACAAAGAGACAAAGTCTTTCGACTATGACGCACTTCATAAAGCTACTAAGGTTGTCACAAAGAACCTCAATCGAGTCATCGACCGTAACTTTTACCCCGTGGAAACCGCTAGGCGTTCCAACATGAAGCATCGCCCAATCGGTCTCGGTGTACAAGGACTTGCAGACGTATTCATCCTTTGTGGCCTCCCCTTCGACTGTGAAGAGTCGCGTCTTATGAATGCGCACATTTTTGAGACTATGTACCATGCCGCGCTTGAGGCTTCTTCTGAACTGGCTGAGGTTGAGGGTTCCTATGAGAGTTTTCAGGGATCTCCAGCATCCGAAGGTCTTCTTCAACCTGACATGTGGGAAGGTGACACCAAGTTCAGTGGTCGCTATGACTGGGACGCGATGCGTGAACGTGTGAAGACCAAGGGTCTCCGAAACAGTCTCCTCATGGCACCCATGCCTACTGCATCCACAGCTCAAATTCTGGGTAATAATGAGTGTTTCGAACCATACACCACGAATATCTATCTTCGACGCACCTTAGCTGGTGAGTTTGTTGTGGTCAACAAGCACTTGGTCGAAGATCTCAAGAAGGTTGGCCTCTGGTCGAAGGAAATGAAGGACCTCATGGTTAAGGCGGGTGGGTCTATCCAAAACATTGTGGATATTCCAGATGACATCAAGAAGCTGTATAGAACTGTGTGGGAAATCAGTCAGAAGTGTATCATTGATATGGCTGCGGATCGTGGTCGTTTCATCGATCAGTCTCAATCTATGAACCTCTTCATGGAGAGTCCCACGATGTCCAAACTCTCATCGATGCATATGTACGCGTGGAAGTCTGGTCTTAAAACGGGGATGTACTACCTGAGATCCAAGGCAAAGGCTCGACCAATCCAATTTAGTCTCGAACCAGACTGTGTGGCGTGTTCGGCTTAAAGTTTTAATAGGATATGTATCCAGAAGTCATGGACAAGGCAATCGAAAATATTCAAATCAACCAGTTTAACAATCGTAAAATTGTCA